GTGAAGAAGAGAAAAGTAAATTTGTTTTAACGTTAGATCAAATGATTGAATTGATTGAACAGGAACGGATTAGAGAGTTTATTGATACGTGGGATTTGAAGAGATTACATGATGTTGAGGGCGAAAACAAGGACGGTTGCAGTTGTAATCGGAGAAAAAGACGAACTTGAAGCAAAGATCACATTTCTTACAGCGCTTAAAACCTGGGTCGGCGACGCAGTAATGTGATTGGGTTGAGGTGGTACAGTGTAAAAAATATAAACCAAAAAGAATGGAGGAATCGTAGTGGAGTTAAATGCAATAGCTATTCAACCTACTACTATTTATGAGGATATATATAAAAATTTTTTAAAAGAAAGAGCAATTTATTACAATGACGACATTGACGATAGTGCAATAGATATGATTGCAGTACCCATAATCAAGATGAATTTAGAGGAAGCCAATGTACCAGAAGACCAATTAAAACCAATTAAGTTATATTTGAACACTGATGGTGGAGATGCTTTTGTTGGTATGTACTTAACTGAAATAATTAAGAAATCACGCATACCAATACATATTTATGGCTTATCAAGAGTGTGTTCGGCTGGATTATTGATATTTTTAGCAGGGCATAAGCGTTTTGCATCGAGTAATACAGTGTTTTTATTACATGATGGTGAGTACATAGTAGCTAATAGTTCGGGTAAAGCAAGAGATACTATGAAATTTTTAGAACAGTTAGAAGAAAAAATTGACAGTTTTATAAAAGAACATACTAAAATAAGCGAGGAGCAGTATACAGAAATAAAAAGAAAAGAATTTTACTGTTTTGGTGATACTGCCAAAGAATTAGGCTTTGTGGACGAAATAATTTGAGGAGGGGTTGTATTGTTAAAGAGAGATTTTGTGAGGCTTATTAAAGGAAAACTTAGTGTAACTCAAAAGGAAGCCGAAGCAATAATAGATATTATATTTGATACTATCAAAGAACAAATGATATTAGGTGAAAAAATTACTATACCTGACTTTGGAATATTTGAAATTACTACAAGACCGCCAAAACAAGGATATAACCCACATAGTGGTGAAAGGATTGATATACCCGCTTATAAGGTGATAAGGTTTAAACCATCTAAAAATTTCAAGAGTTTGTTAAAGGATAATGGAGGTAGCCAACCATAAAATAAACTAATAGAAAGTGGGTTTTGAAATGGGTGGTAAGTATGTTGTTGATACGAGTTTTCTTATAAACAATGTTGATGCTATTGATAAGTATCCACTTGTAATACATAGTTCAGTTTTGGAAGAATTAGACAACATGAAGGAATATAATGATGAGGCAGGTTACAAAGCGAGAAAAGTAATACAAAAAATTTTAAGTAATACCGTGAACTTTATATTTGATAATGATGATTATACTGCTCCTCTTCCCTGGGGATGGAGTGCTAAAAAAGTAGATAATCAGTTAATTGTGTGTGCGAAAATAAACAAGTATAAATTATTGACTGACGATATTAGTATGAGATTGAAAGCTATTGCTTTAGGCGTTGAAGTTGAATTTTATGAGAAAAATGATAATGATGAAGTGTATAAAGGATATAAAGAATTATTTCTTAATACAGATGAAACTAATGATTTATTTGCTTCTCTCGAAGAAGGTGTTAATAAATACAATTTTTTGGAAAATGAGTATTTGATTTTACATAATACCGATTTAAATGATGTGTTTGAATATAGGTATTCTAATGGCAAATTAGTTAATTTGAAGTTGCCATCTTCAAAAGTAGTTAAAGCGCTAAATTCGTTGCAACGGTGTGCTTTAGATTTGTTAAATAATAATGATATACCAGTTAAAGTAATAATTGGAAATTATGGATCTGGAAAGACAATGCTTGCTGTGAGGATGGGGTTGTATAATGTTTTTACTAAAGGAAATTATTCAAAATTATTTTTAATAAGGAATCCTATTGGTACTGGTGAACAAATTGGTTTTTTGCCAGGCTCAAAGTATGACAAAGTAAAAGATTATTTTAGACCAATTGCACAATATTTAGATAGAGGCATTGATGATTTGGATTATTATATTAAAAACGAACAGATAGTTGTTGATGTCCCCTATTTTTTGAAGGGTTTATCGATTCAAGAATCTTTTGTAATTGTAGATGAAGCTGAAGATATTGATATTAAAGGGATAAAATTAATTGGCAGTAGGATTGATAAAAATTCTGCTATAGTTTTTTGTGGTGATTATAGCCAAGCAGAGGCAAAATATAAAAATAATAATGGTTTGAAGTATCTCATTGAAAAGGCAAAAGGTAATCCCCTATTTGGGGTAATTACTCTTGAGGAAGATGTACGCTCTGAAGCGTCTAAATTATTTGCTGAGTTATAGCGAAGCATAAAAGTATTTATGAGGGGTGAAAGTGTGATAAAAAATTTTTTATGTGAAACCTGCGAAAAACAAAATGTGTGCAGATGGAAAGCTATTCTTGAGAAGAATTTTTCTGATGAATCTAAAAGAAGAATTGGTGTAGATATTGAAATTATAAAGTGCCAAGAGTACCAAAAGATGGAGGAATGAATGTAGTGAGAGCTTACTGCGTGTTTTGCCAAGATTATTGTACTGTGACACAAGATGAAGATGGTGTGTTGTGGTGTGATAATTGTGGGTCTGAAATTTTAGATGATAATTTAATGAAAAAGATTCGTGAGGTGAGCAATGAACACGAAGGAACTTATCAAATTAGGTCTGGACAAAATAGAAGGCAGAAATAATTTAAAATGGTCTGATATTGGAAAAATGTTTGGTATTAGCGGTGAAGATGCAAGACAGATTGTTAAGCGTTATCGTAAACAACATGGTTTGTTACCTAAACGTGAAGATATTGTTAATGAGAATATAATGCACAAACTTCAAGAGATAGAGTTAAAAAGGTTAGAGCTCGAAAAAGAAAGAAAAAAAATACAAACAGAAAAAAATGAAATTAATAAATGGCTGCGTGAACAAGCAAGAATAGAGTTGTTTTATGAAAGATTAGAAGATGCTATTAGAGAGAGGTATGATTTGAGAATACCTCAGTATATTAAACCTGACAAAAAAGCTAAACGTGATGCAATTGTAACTATCGCAGATTGTCATTATGGTAAAGAAGTTAATATTATAGGACTTAAAGGTGAGGTTTTAAATATTTACAACGTTGAAATATTTGAACGACGAATGTGGGATTTATTAGGTGAAATTGTAAAAATAATCAACAAAGAGAATTTAAATCATATTAATGTTGTAAATTTATCGGATAGTATTGATGGAATTTTGAGGATGAGTCAGCTGCAATCTTTGCAATTAGGTGTAGTTGAATCAGTAATAGGTTTTTCAGATTTTATGGTTAATTGGTTAAACGAGTTAAGTAAATACGTTAGAATTGATTATTATAATGTTTTAGGTAATCATAATGAAATTCGTCCACTTGGTTCTCAACGTGGGGAATTTCCTCACGAAAATACTGAACGTATTATATCATGGTATTTAAAGACTGCATTAGCAAACAATCCTAATGTTGATATACATATTGGAGAGTCTTATGTGCAGTATTTTAGTACAGTTGGAGTAAATATTCTTGCTGTACATGGACAAGATGAAAAAGATCTAGAAAAATCATTGAAAGATTACATGCTTTTATACAATCAAAAAATCGATATTTTGTTAGCTGGGCATTTGCATCATAATTATGAAAAAACTATTGCGATTGGTGATAACGGTGAAGTTGAGGTAATTCAATCTCCTTCTATAATTGGGTTAGATGATTTTTCTATGCGTTTAAAAAGATCAAGTAATGCAGGGGCAAAATTATTTATTCTTGAAGAAGGCAAAGGAAGGACAATTACTTATAAAATTAATTTGTCATAGATTTTGTTTGCTCGCCTACCGAGAGTAGGAAGAGCGGAGAAGACGTCCTTATAAATGGGGCGTCTTCGGTTTGAAGGCTATAGCCTTCTGGGGTCAGCATTGTGCTGGCGGTTACCCTTCTATGGGTAACTTATATAAGTGCAGTTTTTGGTGCAGGGCGTTTCTGCCTCCAGAAACAACAAAAAACTGTCCTGCTTGTATATAATTTATTCCGATTGGGGGAAAGCGGATTGGAAAAGTTCAAATTAGAAAAAATACTTGAAGCAAGAAAGAGATTAGATATGTCATCACGTGGTAGTGATGAAGAATATTACAATAATTTATTCACAAATTTGTCAGTAATGAAATATACCGATAAAATAACAATAATTATTGATGGTGCTATAGATGTCGCAGATAATCCAATTCCTGTGGATGAATTTGTGGATAAATTCATCGAGTGGATAGAAAGTAACAACTGGTATTTTGGTGGAATAATTAAGGGAATGGATAATATCTAACAAAAAGGCGCTAACAGCTATATTTTTCTTACAACCAAGTAATTACGTAATAGCGTCTTGGTAGTATGATAACCGAATAAAGAAAAAGAGGTGAGGCGATGCCACAACGTGAAACTAAAATTTGTTCTTTGTGTGGCAGAAAATTAGCTTTAAGTAATTTTTATAAATCTAAAAGTCCTTTACATGATGGTTATGCCCCTATTTGTAAAGATTGCATAAATAATAAAGTAGACCCATCGGATATGGAGTCAGTATATAGTATTTTAAGGCAATTGGATGTGCCTTTTATATATACTGTGTGGGAAAGGCAAAAAGATAAACCTAAGCCTATAGGTGCTTATCTTAGAGAAATTCATTCATTAAAACAATATGAAGATATGACATGGAAAGATAGCATTTTTGAAGAAGAGACACCTCCTCCTGATAATGAAAAGAAAATGTACAGTAAAAAATGGCATGGCTATTATACTCAAAGTGAAATTGATTATCTTGATAATTATTTAGCTGGATTAGAAAAAGATTTTAATATAAGGACTACAAATCACATTGATTATGCTAAAAAAATAGCACAGGCAAGCTTAGCAGTTAATAAAGCATATCAAGAAATGCTTGATGGCAAACCTGGTGCAGACAAAAGATATAAAGCATTACAAGAAATATTTGATAGTTTATCAAAGTCAGCGCAGTTTGCAGAAAATACGAGAAGTCAAAATGATGTTGGTTTAGGTAATTTTGGTAAAATATTTGAAATGGTGGAAAGACATCAATGGATACCACGTCATATTCCTCTTGAAAAAGACGATATAGATAAAATATTGGACTATTATGCTAACATTGAGCGCTCCTTATAAAGTGTGGTGATAAAAATGGCTTCATATAAGAATTTTAGTCAAAAAAGTCGCAAGATAAAAGAAGGAGCTTATGAAAATTTTAATAGCCCGTATAGTTATGATCCTATAAAGCCACAACCTATTGATTATGATGAGTGGGCTAAGTTTTTGAGTTATTACAGATATTATATTGATGAGTTTGTAATTGATATTTTAGGTGTTAAACTTTATCCTTTTCAGCGTCTTATGTTGAGAGCTATGGCAAGGTATCAAAATAGTATGCTGATATGTAGCAGGGGTATTGGTAGTCAAGTTGATTTTGCCTCAAATGTAATCAAATAAAAAATGGGTTGCTACGTTTGTAGAAGGCAGAAAGAGAAAGAGCAAACATTTTAAAAGTTTTGAAGAAGCCAAAGAATTTCGTGTTTGTAAAGAAATCCTAACCAAGAGCAAAAGGACTGCCGTCCTAAGTAGAAATACTTAGGAGTATTATCCCCGAAAAAAGCGGGAAGGCTGAGATGCTAACCCGACCTGAAGGCTATATGTAATAGTATAGCCAGGGGCAACGCATAGAGGGTGAACCTTTGGACTCTATATCCAAAGAATATAATCCCTCCACGAGGCGGGGACACCCTAACATGATAAGGGACACCTTATCGATGAGGGTGAAAATTTATGCTGAACTTACGGGAAATGAACCGTAAGAGCTACAGGATAAAAAGCCTGTAGGGTAACAAAATTGAAGTCATGGATAAGTGCCCTTTTCTTCGTGGCTACTGCAATTTTGTATCCTGGTATTAAGCTTGGTATAGCAAGTGGTAAAGGTCAGCAAGCAAGAAACGTGATTATTCAAAAGATAAAAGGTGAATTAGCTAAAAATGAAAATATTGCGAGAGAGATACAGTTTCCTATTAAGATTAGTCAAGATGACTGCGTGGTAAATTTTTGGAATGGTTCTGAAATTAGGGCTATTACCTTAGGTAATAATCAGTCTGGTGATAGTGCAAGAAGCTGGAGATTTAATTATATCTTGATAGATGAGGCAAGATTAGTTAAAGATAGTGTAATTGAAGAAATATTAATACCGATGACAAAAACAAGAAGATCTATACTTCTTGATTATGAAAAAGATCATCCAGATGTTAAACTTCCTCCTGAAAAAGGTAAAGTTATTTTTATTTCATCTGCTTATTTGAAAAGTTGTGATTTATACAAAAGATTTGTATATCACTACAAAATGATGAAAAGTGGTTCTGAGGATTATTTTGTTGCTTCACTAAGTTATAGGGCTGGCGTAGATGCTGGCATTTTTTACGAGGAAGACATACTTAAAGAAAAAGAAAAGCCTTCAATGACGACGGATAAATTTATGTATGAGTACGAAGGAGTTTTTGTTGGTTCAAGTAGTGAATCATATTATCCTTATGAGTTAACTGAAAAATGTAGGAAACTTGAAAAATGTGAGTTAGAACAACCTTCGAAATCATCATCTTCATATATAGTTGTTCATGACGTTGCACTTTCTAATGCAAAAGATAGTGATAATGCATGTACAACAGTTATTAAGTTAAAACCTCGTCCTAACGGTACTTATTTCAAAGAAGTGGTGTACATAAAAACACATAACGGGGTTACTTTACAAGAGCAGAGAGATTTTTTAAGAGAGCTTGTTCATATTAAATTCCCTAATACTGAAAAATTAGTAATAGATATGAGAGGCAACGGTGAAGGGTTACCTTATTTATTTTATGAGACGTGGGAATATGTAGATCCCAAAACAAAAAAAGTAATTGAGTTCCCTCCCCTTGTGTTAGATGATGATGAAGAAGGTAAAAAATTGAAAGGTGCTATTCCGTTGATAAGAGGAATAGCAGCTACTAATAGTTTTAATAATACTATGTATACTTATATGAAATCTTGTTTTGAAGATGGTTCCGTAAGATTGCTTATACCTTCTACAGAAGTTGATAGTCAGTTTAAAGAAAACAATCTTACTCCTGAAGAATATGCTGTGTTTATTGAAACTGACTTACTTATAGAAGAGTTGGCAAATATTACACAGACAATAAGTGGTTCTGGAAATATTATTTATGATAGATTGGTAAAGACAATGAAGAGAGATAGAGCTACAAGCTTGGGATATGGATTAGCATATGTGAACGAGTTGGAAGTAAATAACAAACATAATTTGTATCAAGATGATTACGAAAATATGTTAAAAGGTATGTTGGAGTATTTGATTGTTTAGCAGAAAGAAGGTGAAAAAGTGCCAAAAAGAAAAAATCAAAAAAATACCACTGCTACTACGAATGAAACATCGACCAACTATTTTTTAGAATTTGCACGTGATATTAATGCAAGTATAATGGCTTATTATATGAACCCTATTTTGCAGAATGAAATATTGAAAAATATTAATATGTACCCTCAAAAATTTGATAGGGGAAAAATTATTGAATTATTGCAAAACCCCAAAGCTAATGAGCGTGCTTTAAAAGAATTAGCACAATTTATAGAGAATAATATTTTACAATTCAAAAGGTTGATTTATTATTTTGGAGGTTTATTATCATTTGATTGGTATGTTGAACCTATTATTAATAGTCCTGAGGATTTGAAAAATAGTGCTTTTTGGAAAGCTTATCGACGTGTTTTAGATTGGGTAGAAAAATTTAATATTAAACAAACTTTTCCAGAAGTTACACGCCAAATGATGCGTGAGGATGCTAAGTTTTATTATGTGAGGGAACTTGATGATAGGATTGTATTGCAAGAAATGCCGTCCAATTATTGTATGATAGACTACAAAAGCGAACATGGTTGGAAATACTCATTTAATATGACATATTTCCTACAACCAGGTGTTTTATTAGAAAATTTTGCGCCCGAGTTTAGCGTATATTATGAATCATTCATGAGCAATAAAGATAGAATTATTGATGATAAACAAGCTGGTGTACGAGCTGGGTATCATAATGGGAGATATTTTTATTGGCAACAGTTACCTCCAGATAAAGCATGGGTATTTAAATTTCATAATGAAATGGCTGGTATTGTCCCCCCATTGATACCGCTTTTTCTTGAGGCGCTTGATTTATTAGAATACCGTGAATTAGATAGAGTTGATGCAAAAGTAAGAACTTATAAAATTGTAAACAATAAAATTCCATTAAAAGAAGGAAAAAGTGTTAATTCTATCGATGCTTTTGCTATTACGGCAGATACAGCTAAGTATTTTAATGCGTATATGCAGGCAGGACTTCCAGAAGGTGTTAAAGCTATTACTACTCCATTTGAGCAGTCTGAAGCTATGGATTTTAATAAATCGCAGAGTAGTAAAACAATTTATGAGCAAGGCAATAGTAGATTTTGGGATAGTGCTGGTACTAATTTAGGTTTAGATAGAGCTACAGTGTCTTTAGTGAAAAACAATCAAGATGTTGATTATATGTTTGTAAAGCATATATATACTCAGTTTGAAGATTTTTTAAATTATCAAATTGAGAAAATTTCAGGTCAATTCAAATTTGTAATACATTTAGAGGGTACTGAATTTGATCGACAAGATAGAATTAATAATGCACTTAAAGCAGCACAATATGGTTTTCCAAAAATTTGGGTAGCTGCTGCTATGGGTAAGACTCAAAGAGAATTAATTAATCTTTCGTTGTTTGAAAATGCTGTTGGTATTGTTGATATGTTGGAACCATTGTCGTCTTCTTATCAAAAGTCGCCAAATGATAACAGCGGTAGACCTTCAAAATCACAATCAGAATTAAGTGATAAAGGTGAAGAAACCCGTGATGTTGGTAGTAATGAAAATGTGTAAAGGTGGTTAATATGCCAAAATACGTATATTGTTTTGATCCTGAAGTTGCGGCTTATTTAATTGATAAAAAGCTAATTTTATTAAATGAAAAAGTAATATCTGGTAAAAAGTGTTGGATATTTAAATATGATAAAAATATTGTATTGGATGTGCCATTCAATAAAGCAGCAATCGTAATAACAAACAAGATGTTCTTCTGAAAGTGAGGTGTTTTATGTGCCAAATCGTTATTTAAATTTACCAATAAAATATTTTGTAGATGATACTTTTGAGGATGATAGATTTTTAAAATTAAAGTTATATGTAATGCATGATGGCATAAATCTTAATAAATCAAAGTTTGATATGGATGCAATAGAAAAAGCAAAAGATACTATAGCTAATATTCCTATTCTCGCATATATCAAATATGACGAAGATGGTAATAAAGATTTTACAGAACATGAAATTATAATTGATGATAATGGGGTTAAATACTTAGAGCAACCTGTAGGTATTGTTCCTGAAGATAATAATTATCATTATGAAAAAATCGATGGTAGAACTTATGTTGTTGTTGATGCATATATATGGAAGGTTTATGCGCAAGATGCTGTGGATATATTGACAAAAAATAAAGGCGCTAAAATTTCTATGGAAATTTTAGTATATGAATCTAAATATAATAAAAAAACAGGCATTGAGAATATTTTAGAGTATTCTTATACTGGTATTACTTTATTAGGACAAAATGTAGAGAGTGGTATGATTAATGCTCATGCTGAAGTATTTAGCCAAAGAGTCGCTAAAATGCTTCAAGAATTTAAGAGATTTTTTAGGAAGGAGGATAAATCAATGAATTTTATTGAGAAAGATGAATGGGGTACTGGTGACCCTATAGAAATTGACTTATCAAAAGATGCAGCGGATTACGATACTCCTTGGGGTGATGTTGACAAAACAAAATTACGTAATGATATTTTGAAAGCAAAAAATTACAAAGAGTTAGTAAAAGCTGCTTATTTGGTAGTTCTTGATGGGTGGGAAGATGCTCCATCAGAGAATCTTAAATATCCTGTTTGCATGATAAAAGGTGGTAAATTGGTTTTATCTGCAAATGGATGTCAGGCTGCATTGTCATTTTTAGAGAAAAATACTGATGCTTCTTATTATGATGAAGCAAAGAGAAAATTGAAGAAATATTATGAGACTCTTGGGCTTGATACTTCTAATTTTACTATGGATGATATAAGTGATATTTCTGATGATAATGATGATAAACAAAAAAATGAAGATAAAGTGGTAGATATTCAAGTTGATTTTTCACTCACACAAGAACAATTAGAAGAAGAATTAGAAAGACAATTGGAAAACATAAAATATTTAGATGAAATTTGGAAAGAAGAATTCCCACGCTACTATTTAGTAGATTATGATGATAAGTTTGTATATGCTTGGGATTGTGTGAATGAATTTTATGTAAAGATACCTTATACAATGCAAGGTGACAATCCTGTACTTGATTTTGAAAATATAACAAGAGTTAAATTTGTTCCAGTTGATTGGGAAGATGGGAGTAAAGATATTATTAGTGAATTCACAAGACAAAATAATAAGAATTTTACACAAAAAATAAAAGCAATATCTGATCAAAATAAAGAATTACATGAAAAATATTCAAAATTGGAAGAAGAATTGAAAGATAAAAATGTTCAATTAGATGAATTATTAGCCTTCAAAAAAGAGGTTGAAAAGAAAGAATATAAGGCTAAAGTAGACTCATTATTAAGTTCTCTTGATGATATATTATCAAATGATGAAATACAATTATTTATTGCTAAAGCTGATAATTATGATAAATTTGAGGAATTTGAAAAAGATGTGAAAGCTTTTGTTGGTGAAAAAATGATTACATACCACAAAAATGGTTTGTCGTTTATTAAAATGAATCCAAATAATGATGATGATAATGTTCATAACGAGTCTCCCAATATATGGGAAAGGCTCGAAAAAAATATAAACTAAAATAATAATTATAAGGAGGAGTATTTCTATGGGAAATCATGTAGTTGTTAAAATTGGTAAAATGGCTTCTACGAATGTAGATAGCTATGTAGTATCTGTGCAAAATACTGTTGATATGGATAATGGAAGTATGGTTGTACTTGGTGATAGGATACCAGGTCAACCCGAAATTTATGCTTGTTCTGCTCCAACAGATGTAGCCACACAAGAGGTATTGTTGGTCGAATCACCAGTTTTGGTAGAGGTTAATGGATTTAGACTTGATATTGATGATCCTACATTATTTTACAATCCTGCTAACAGACCTGCAAGAGCAAGGAAATTGAAAGTTGGAGATAGGTTTACTATTACTGCTAATGGATTTAGTGCTGCGCCAACTGTTGGACAGTATGCTCTTCCAGCGAATGGTTCATATTTACTTGCTCCAGCAGCTAGTATAACTGATTCAAGTACTGGTGCTCCACTTTCTGTAGTTGCTTTTAAGGTTGTAGCACAAACCACAATTTCCGTTGCTGGTAATAAAATAACTGCTTATGAACTTGAAGTTGTTCATGCTCTCTAATTAAAATAATAATTATTAGAAGGAGGAATATTTTATGGGAAATATGAATGTTATACCTACCAAGAGATTTATGTCCTTCTCTGCTGATGGACAAGACATAGTAAGAGCTGGTGTTGAATTATATAAACATTATTTATACTTAAATGGAAAACAACAATATGCTGAAAGTGCTACTGGAAAAACATACGAAGAAAAACAAGAAGTTTTCACCAAAAATTTAATCAAAGAATCTTTTAAAATGGCTGGTGTTAATGCTACTGGGGTATCTGATACTGTTTTATTAAGAAATCCTAACGTAAAATGGGCTTTATTTGCTTTAGTTGGCGAAATGTTGGATGTGATTATACCAGAAACTGTATTGGATGACTTCTATAAATTTGCAGAAGTAAAAAACGGCAACTGGGGCGATAGCTTTGTATTTACGATTCCAAATCCTGATTTGTTTGTGGTATCAAAAATTGCTCCCGGTATAAGAAAAGCTGAGCCACAAAGAATTTATAATGGAATATTAACGTTAATTCCTCAACAGCGTGCAATTACTATTCAAGAAGACTTCTATAGAGTATTGGCTGGAAAAGTTAATTGGGGTGATTGGGTAGCAAGAGTTGCAAGATCATTCGAAACACAAATTACAACTGATATATACAACGCAATATTGAATTCTTATGACAATCTCCCAACTCAATTGAAAGTTACTGGATTTACTGCTCAATCTTTCATACAATTAGTACAAAGAGTAGAAGCATTAAATGCTGGTGCTAAAGCAGCTGCATTTGGTACAAAACTTGCTTTATCACAAATACTTCCAGCAGATCAATTTTTAAAAATCACTCTCGCAGAAGAATACAATAAATATGGTTATCTTACAAACTTCCAAGGCGTAGATTTGTTCGAGATACCACAAAGAATTATTGCTGGAACTTATGATTTTGCTATAGATAACAATACGATTTATGTTGTTTCTATGGGTAGCGACAAGATTGCTAAGATAGCATTTGAAGGTGAGGCTATTATAAATGAATCTACAAATAGCCAAAATGCCGATATGACAGTAGATTACACATTTATTAAATCTTATGATGTGGGTGTAGTAACATCTGCAAGATATGGTATTATGAAATTAGCTTAATTTTATAGGGTAGGGTTCTCCCCTACCCTTCTATAAATTTAAGGAGGGGTTTTATGCCGAGAAAAAAGAATGAAGTTGATATTGAAACAATGGAAGGAATTGATTATGCAAAAGAAAATGAGAAATTAAAAGAAGAAATAGAGCAACTTAAAAAAATGATAGAAGAATTGCGTAAGGAAAAAGAAAATATTATTGATATACCTGAATCTACTGTTAGTGAAATACCTTTGAATAAATTAATAAAAGTAGTTAGCTTATTTCATGGCATTTTGAACTTAATAACTAATTCTGGTAAGGTAATTACTTTTAATCATTTTGGTGCAATTAAACCTATTACTTTTGGTGATTTAATGGAAATTTGTGATAGACAGAAAAGGCTTGCTGAAGAAGGATATTTTATGATTTTGGATAAAGATGCCGTAGAAGCACTTTATTTAACTGAAGCTTATAAGAAAATAGTAAGCAAAGAGGTTATTGAAAATATAATAACTTTACCAGAAGAAAAAATTAAAGAGATACTGGAAAATACTACTGATGCTATTAAGGAATCTATTATTGATACCATCATAAAGGGTATTAATGCTGGTGATATAAGATATTTAGACAAAAACAAGATCTATTTTATTGGACAGATATTAGGTAAGGATTTATTTAAGATGGCTGAGGACGTTAAGGTATATAACGTCCAATAGGGGGTGTAAATTTTGGCTACACCTTATTCAAATATTTATAAACGTTTTTTAGCAAAAATTGATGATATGACATTGGCAAATATGACTCAAGCTGATGCAGAGGCAAGAATGTATGATTATTTATTAGCTGCTATTTCAAATTTTTATGTGTGCAAAACTAATTTGAATGATAGAGATGATGCTCTACAACAATTTAATCAAACATTGTCTGGTATTGAAGAAGATATACTTGCTACTTTAATGGTAATTGAATGGCTATCCCCTTATATTAACTCTTTAATGGTTGTGAAACAAAAAATGACTGGTGATTTCAAATTAACTTCTCAAGCGCAGCATTTACATGAATTACAAATGCTTAGAGAAGCTACTAAGCGTGACGTAGAGGATAAAATTGCAAGATATACTTATAAGTATGGTGATTTTGCATGACGTATTTTGATGATTACAAAAAACGTGTATTAAGTAGTGGTGTCACATATAGTGAAAGAATTAGGAATGATTATCAAATGTTGTTGGATTTATTATTTGAGGATTCTCCAAATCTTATTATTATTAAACATAATGGTGTAGAAAAGAAAGTCAGATTGAAGGATTATCAACCACGAGGCGCAAGCACAGTATTTGCTTCTATGATAGGCGATAACTATAAAGAGATATATTTTAAGGATTTAAATGATATACCTAAACTAGGTGATATTTTTGAATACAATAATTATAAATGGTTATGTGTTAATACTCAACACTCCCCCACTACCAATTCTTGTATTATTAGAAAATGTACTAATGTTTTAAAATTTGGGGATTATAGCTTACCATGTTTTTTGGAAAATTATAAAAATACTTTAAATGAAAAAGAAATAACTGTTACTACTGACAAGATTTTATGTGTTACTCAGTATAATGATATTTCGAAACAAATAGTCAAATTAATGCCAATACGTTTTGTACTTAATAATACTGTTTGGAAAGTTGTTGGTTCTGATGATGGTTTATCGAAGAGTATTGATGGGTATGGATTATTGTTTTTAACACTTGCTTTTGATCAGGTTAATCCTAAAGATGATCTTGTAAATGGAATTGCTTATAACGATAAAACTGTAGAAATATTGCCTTACGTAATTAATGGTTCAACTACAATTATATTAGGGCAAGACCAATCTTATTATATAATTGATAAAAATGGTAATGTAGTCACGGATCAAGTGTTTACTTGGAGTTTGAGCAACACTAATGCACAAATAATTAGTTATACTGATTACTCATGTGTAGTACGGGGTGTGTCTGAAGGAGAATTTGTATTAACAGCAACTTCAGACACAACAGTATTAACTAAAACAATTACAATTCAGAGTTCTTTGTGGTAGGTGTTTATATTGAGTACATTTGTTAGTTTGAAGTTTAAATTCATCGAAGAGAATTTAAGTAAGATGTTAATGTTACTTATTAATAATCAAAATTTTAAAAGATATATTGTGTATCTCGATAAATATCCATTAGATCCTTCCCTACCCGATGTTAATGATAATTTAATTAATAAAAACATAATTTTATCACCTTTTAGTGATGAGATTTTAAATGATATGCAAGTAAAAATATTTTTTAATCCTTATGAAGGAAATTTGCAAAATGTTGGGATTGGATATGATGTTTATGTATTAGATATAATTGTGCCAATTAAGTATTGGTTGATTAGTGGTAAAGGAGAAATAAGAGTGTTTAGGATTGCTAAAGAGATTGCTAATGTGCTTGACAACCAATATATTGCAGGTAATAACAGGGTAAATATTACAAGATATAGATTATTCAAAGTGAATAATTCTTATGCGGGGTTGACTTTGTGGATTAATGTAAGCAATGCCACTGTTAAGGGGGATTAATTGTGATTATTAATGAAGAAACAATCCCAGACATTAGAGAATTATATATTTTGGGATTACCTATAAAAACAAAAATTGGCAATATTCATTTTGCAAAGGTAAAAGATTATTATACTGTTTTAACATTTTTGCCTTATATTTTTTTAACCAAAGAAGATATTTATGAATTGTTTGAAGATAAAAAAATGGCTGAAGAACAGCTTAAAGATATACCATTTTTAATAATTATAAAAAATATTCCAGATTTGTATTTAATATATAAGAAAATTTTTTATTTTTTCTTTAAAGAAGATGTGTTTGATTTAGTAGAAACCGATGATGAATTGAATTATTATTTAAATTTAATGAAAACTATGAATTGTTTGCATTATGAGAAGCCAAGCAAAGACCCAGAAATTGCTAAATTTGATATGTATGATAGAATTTACAAAGAAAAAAGGGGATTAATTGTTACATTTGAGGCAATGGTTACAAGTGTTGAACTTATCTCACGCCAAAATGCTTTAGATATGACTATCTATAAACTTAATGCTTTATTTAATAGGATTATGGCTTTCGAGAATTATCGTACATCTGTGTTGTTTGCTACTGTAGCTCCAGATGTACAAATTGAAAATTGGTTTAAACATATTGATGTAAATTATAATAATAAAAATAATAAAACATTTTTAAAAGATTATATAAAAGAAATGGAAAAAATTTTTAATAATTAATAATTTAAGGAGGTAGTATATATGAATAACTTGATTTTGAGAGATACAGCTGAGGTGTATTTAAAGGATTTATTAGATCCAACAAGAGTGTATTTTTTAGGTTTGACTAACAAGGCAGATATTTCGCAATCAGTAGAACAAGAAATTCTTCGTGGCGGTATAGGTAATGGCATTATTGGTATGATGCAATACAATAAGCAAATAGAGTTTACAGTAACGACACTACTCCATGCTGATGATATTGTTGCGATTCAAAGTGGAGCAAAACAAGTCAGTGGCGAGTATACCGTACAAGCTAATGAAAAACATCAATTGGTTAATGGTCAATTTACATTGACTGGTACTCCATCGAGTGGTAGTGTTATAGTGTTAGATCCTCAAGGAAAACAGGTTACAGCTACTTATGATGCTACTACAAAAACTGTGACTGTTACTGATGGAGTTGAAGGTGCTTATTATATCGCTTTGTATTCGACATCTGTAACTGGTGAAGCAATACCACTTGATGCTTCTATGTTCCCAAGAAATTATTATGTAGAATTGCATACTATTGCTGTTGATGCTGAAACAAATGCTCCAGCAGCTGATATATATTGGGTTTTTGAGAAGGCTGTTCCTGATGGTGCATTGGCTGTGTCACATGAAGCAGGTCAAAACAATGGAGATACAATTAAATTTACAGCTATGACACCTATTAATTCTACGAGTATAGGGCGATATATAGTAGTTCCAAGATCATAATTTTTAGGGTAGGGCTTTCCCTTACCCTTTTCTTTTTTTAAAAAGGGGTGAATAAAATGCCAGATTTAAAGACTCAATTACAACTAATTCAACAAAAAATTCAGTCTAAAATTGCTGATGCTATGAATAATGAAGTGGCTGACGTAGTTAGAAAAGTAGAACAAGAAGCTATCCAAGAAGAAGTTTTTGATAAATATCCTAATCCTGTAGAATATATAAGACGTAGTGTTGGTGGGCTAGATGATCCTAATAATATGGTGGCTAATACTCAATTACAAGCAGATGGTTCAGTTCTTTTAACGGTGGAAAATATTACAATGAGTAACCCTAATTATTTGCCAGAGGGTAAAGAGCCTTTTAAAATTGCGGGTGTAATAGAATATGGGCATGGTTGGAATGGATATGGTTACGATTATCCCCGTAAGGGAGCGCCTTATATGAAGGGTAGACCTTTTATTAGAAGTACTGCTGAACAATTAAAGAATAATCCCGAAATTGTTAAAGCTTTTAAAAAGGGATTGCGTCGTAATGGTTTAAATGTGAAGTAGAAAATAACCGTAAGGTTAACATAGATATTTTTTTGCAAGAAAAGAGGTGCGAAAATGGCAGAAAGAAGTAAACGAATAGAGTTGTATGATGAAGAAAAACTTAAAAAAGTTAATCCAGAAAATATGAAACTATACAAAAAATATGAAATGGATATGACTATTCGTGAACTCTCCCCTGCTACTATTTATAATTACAAAACTGATTTATTTTCATGGTTTATATATATATACGAGAATCAAGGTAATCAATCTGTACTTGACTTAACCGAAGATGATATAGCGGAATTTATATATTATTGTAAACAAGAAGGCAATAATACACGCAGATTGAAGCGTAGAATTTCATCTCTTTCGGCATTTTATAAATTTTTAAGAAGGAAAAGATTAATTAAAGAAAACCCAATGGAATTTATCGAAAGACCTCGTAAGGATATAGATATAGTTGTGCAGACATTTTTAACAAAAGAACAAGTGAAATTGATGAAACAAAAGCTTAAAGAATATGGAAATTTGCAGTTAGAAACTTATGCACTATTGAGTTTATCTACAATGGCTCGTGTAAATGCCATATCAAATATTAAATGGGAGCAAATAGATTTTGAAAATATGACTATAGACAATGTGTTAGAAAAAGAAGGAAAATTAGTTACATTATATTTTGATGAAGAAGTAAGAGACTTATTGTTAAAACTCAAAGAAAGTCGTGAAGCTTTAGGGATTGATAGTGAGTATGTGTTTTTAGTTAAAAATGGTGGCAAATATACAAAAGCAACTGTAAGTACATTATATAGTTGGGCTAAAAAGATTGGTGAAATGATTGGAGTCCCTACCTTACATCCTCATGATTTCAGACATTCTGGTAGCCAATTACTCAAATTAGCTGGTATGCCTATCGAAATGATTTCCGAATTATTAAACCACAAAGGTTTAGATGTTACTAAAAAACATTATTTAAGACAAGACAAACAACAAATTCAGCGTGAAAAAAGTAAATATAAAATTTTGTAGGAGGTAAAATTATGGGGAAAAAGTTAACCTACAACGAAATTAAAAAAGTTGACGGGAAAAATTATACCCAAAAGAAGATTGAAGTAAATGGGTACGAAATATTAATAGATGAAAAATTCAGACCAACAAAAATACATAGGATGATATTGGAATTTTTAGAAAAGATGGAGTATGCACGTGAAAATAATATAAATTTAAACTTACTTGATTACTATCCCCTTCTTTTAATGAAGTATTTTACTAATATTCCTATTCCTGATGAATTAGAAAAACAAATTGTAGTGTATGAATATCTTATTGATAATGGCTTTTTTGAAGAAATAATAAAGAGCTTTCCCAAAGAAGAAATAAAGAAAACGGTGGAGCATGTACGTAATTTTGCAGATAATTATAAACAATTAGTGAATAATTCTGATTTTTTGCAGGGGTTGTTAGAGGCAGAGGGGTAGGTGTTGTTGTTTGAGAAAGGCAGGTGAATAAAATGGAAGATTTGATTTTGCAGATATTAGGTAGTTTAGACATAGATAAAACAACAGATAATATTAACGCACAACTCAAGTCTTTGTCGAGTAAATTGGATAGTTTAAAGTTGAACTTAGGGATAGATAAAGAGGTTATAAATGTTTTTCGTGATTTTACAAAGCAAATGGGAAATGTTAAAGCAATGATTGAAGAACTAAACAAAGTTACTAAAACTGAAATTGAAATTAGAAAACAACAAGATGGTACCATTCAAACAATACAAAAAGACTATTTAAAAAGTGGGGAAATTATTGAAAGAACTACTACTCAAATTGACAAACAGACTGGAGCGATAAATAAAAATATTGAAGCATTAATTAGACAAGAGCAAGCTTTGGATAATGTAATGAAAATTAAAGAAAAATACAAAGTTGATAGTGGTGGAGCAACTTTAGAATCTTTAACCAAAACCATTGATACCGATATTGGTAAATTAACTGTTACTACTACACCGACAGGTAATATTAGTACAGTAACAAGTGAAGTAGATTATCAAAAACAAATAGATTTTATACGCAGACTTCAACAAGAACTCGAGCAATTACATAATCGATCAGCTGATCTATTTGATAATATTAAAAATCCCGAAGCACAAGCATTTTTAGTTGATATGCAACATGAATACAAAAAAATTACTGATGAATTATCGCAATTTTATGAAAAAAAACAAATATTAACTGAAGAAGATAAACAACGTCTTTCTAATTATGTGAAATATTATAAAGAACAATTTAATGAGATTATTAAACTAGAAAAACAATTAGAAACCGAAGAAGAGAAACGTATTGCTTGGCAAGAAAAGCAAGTTGCTTCTTTAGAAAGCCAAATGTCAAAATTTAGTTCTACTGTATTAACTGCTCCTATTGATAAAACTTCAACTGAGTATCAAAGGATAGTTGGTGTAATTAATGAAATTAATCAGCAAATTAATTTGTATAGAAATAATGAAAATATATTAACAAATGAAGTGTTGAAAAATATTCAAAATAGAATTGCAACGCTTAAACAAGAATATGAGCAATTAGTTCGAACTGAAAAAGAACGGGCTCGTATTATGTCTTTAGGTATAAAGACAGATATTAAATTTACTGGTTTTGATGATGAGTCAATAAAAAGATATGCGCAAGCAATATATGGTGCAGGTGTTGAAATACGTAATCTTTCAAAAGTTACAGCAGATGGAGATTCTCGTATTAGAACTTTTATTGCTCGTATAAAGGAAGCCAATGGAACATTTAGAGAGGTAAAAGTTGCTGTTGATGAAGCTACTAGGTCTGTATATACAGGTATAGAACAAATAGGTAATCTTGCTGGTAAAGATGTAGGTTTAATAGGTGCTTTAAAAGTTGCTTTTGAAAGGTTTCCTGTTTGGCTTGTAGCTTCTACAACAATAATGGAAAGTGTACATGCAATGCAAAATGGTATTAAGACAGTTAACGAGCTAAATAAAGCACAAACAAATATGCGAATGATAACTGGGGCGACAACAGAACAAATACGTGAATGGACACATTCTTTAAGTAATTTGGCTACACAATTACATGATACAACACTTAATGTGTTGCAAGGTTCGGAAGAATTTTTGAGAGCAGGTCACAATATTGAAGAAACAAGAAAATTACTTGAAGCGAGTACGATTATGAGTAAAATAGCTGCCCAATCTCAAGAAGATTCTGTAAAGCAATTAATTGCTATACAGAATGCCTATAATGTGAGTAGCGAAGAAATGATAAGAGTTGTAGATAAAATGGTAGCAGTAGATAATAGTGCAGCTACTTCAACAAAAGAATTAGGTGAAGCGGTGAGGCGTACTGCTTCAAGTGCTCAAATGGCTGGAGTATCTTTTGATGAATTAGTTTCTTATATTGGTACCGTGTCTTCTGTAACCCGAAAAAGTGCTGAAACTATTGGTGAATCTTTTAAAACCATTTTTGCTCGTATGCAGGCATTAAAAGAAGGGAAAGCTTTTGATCCATTAGGGGAATCTATATCTAATGTAGAATCATCCTTAAATAAAGTTGGAATTGCTTTAAGAGAAACACCAACACAATTCCGCAATATGAGTGAAGTTTTGGATGAGTTGGCGCAGAAATGGGACACATTGAATGATTTACAAAAATCAGAAATAGCAGCAGCTATAGCTGGCACAAGACAGCGTGAAAATTTCTTAACATTAATGAATCATTATAATGAAGCGTTGAGGCTACAAGCCGTAATGGCTAATTCAGCAGGATATGCTATGAGTAGATATGAAATGTATGCTCAATCAGCCGAAGCTCGTCTTAATGATTTAGCTAATGCAGGACAGCGCTTATGGATGACTGTTTTTAATAGTGATGATATAAATTCTGCTATTGCTTTTATGACATCTTTAGTTAATATTTTAAGAGAAACAGTTGAAGTATTTGGGGCATTACCAACAGCGTTAACAATAACTACTTTGGCATTTTCATTGTTTAATTCAAAATTAAGAGAAACTCTTGGTATAAGTATTATTAATTTCTTGAAAAATTTAATTAATTCTATTAGAGGAGTTGAAACTGCTGTTAAATCAGCAACAGTTGCTGTAGAAACTGCAAAAACTGCTACTAAAGGAATTACATTAGCTTCATTTCTTGCAGGTGGAGCCCAAGTTGCTGCAATAACCGCTTTTGCGTTTGCTATAGGAGAAGCAATACAATTTATAGTAAATAGATATAGAGAAACAAGAGAAGAACAGGCTAAGTTTGAACAGCAAAATAAAGAAATTGTTCAAGTATATTCGCAACATTATGATGAAATAAATAAGTTAGTTGCTCAATATGAGAATTTACTTAATTTGCAAAAAGAAGGAAAATTAACTAACGAACAACAACAAGAATTACTCGATATCCAAAATCAATTAAATGATTTGATGCCAGTATTAACCGAAAGAATTGACGAAAAAGGGCAAGCTCATTTAAGAAATATAGAGGACATTAAGAAAGAATTAGAGTATGCAGAAAAACTAAAGAAAGTGTACGACGAAATAGAAGTTAAGGGTTTTAAACAAACAACAGAAAATAGATTTAAAGATATAGGAGTTATTGAAAGGCAAATACAGAATATTCGTAATGAATTATCAAGAGGTTATAGGGTTTTAACAGGAAACATAACTGTTCCACTTTCTGATGAAGATACACTAAGATTGGAACGTGAATTAATTGAGTTAGAACGGCAAAAGGAAGAAAGATTAAGGGAAAACGTTGATGCTTTGCAAAGTGTTGCTGAAAAACAAATTGCACTTAAAGGTATAGAGGGTGAATTAGCGCAGACAACCAAGGAATATATTTCTAATTTAATTGAACAAGAAAAAAATACTTTAACTAATGCTGATGCTGTAGATAAAGCTAAAACAAAAATATTTGATTATATTGATGCTATAACACAAGCTAAAGATGTTTTAGTGAAGCTTCCTGAGATTAAAGGTTCAAATTTACCAGAAGATAAAAAAATGCGAGAATATGGCATAGCGGTTGAGGGAGCTAGGCAAATATTAAGTAGATTTATATCAGACCAAAATGTAGTAAATCAAATTATCGAGTGGTTTGCTAACAATGTTGATAATGCTTCTGATTCTGTTGTTGGTTTAAACATAAATATCGAAGAATTGTTAGGTAGTATGCGCGCCACACAAAATGATATACAGGAATTAACTGATTTAATATATAAATTATCTCATGGGTATGAATTAACTGTGCAAGAAGTCAATCAATTATTAAAAAAACATCCAGAGTTGATTAATGCAATAACAATAGAGAATGGGCAAATTAAAATTAATATAGATGCACTTAAAAATTTACGTGAAGCTAGAATTGCAGAGTTTAATACCGCTTTAGAAACACAAAAAGCTAAAGTGGAAAATCAAAAAAGGGCTTTAGCAGCATCGCTTCCTTTATATGAAAAAGAAATTATGGCTATTAAAAATGTTGCTACTGCTCAAAAAGCAGTTGCAGATATAATGAATAAAATGGTAAAAAGTAGTATTGGTGGTGAGGCTGCAAGATATTCTCCTATGTTTATTGAACAATTGAGGAGTCTTAATAATGCGTTAATACCTATAGGACGTGCTTTAGAAAATATACGAAAATTACAAAAATTAGCTAATGCAACCTTTCAAGCTGTAACACCAAGTGCAGTAAAGAGTGCGCAAAATGCTGCAAAAAGTGTACAAAATGTTGCAAAAAGTGTACAAAATGTTGACCCTTACATTATTGATGAGTTTTCTCATAAGCTTACAGAATTGGATTTACGGATTAAACAATCTGAAGCAAGGATGGCTTTGTACGATAGAACTTCGAAAGAATATCGTAATGAATTAAAATTGCAAATTGATTTATTAGAAAAAAAGAAAAATTTAATAATCTCAGAAATTAGTAATTTAGAGAAAGCAAATGTTTCTTTGAAAAAGCAAATTGATTCTTATCGAAAATATAAAAAATTGACTGCTGAACAACAAGAAAAATTAAATGAATTATTAAAACAGTATGATGATAATAGGAAAGCTATCAATCAATTGACATCTGAGGTAATCGATATAAGCAAAACAATACAAAGTAATTACCAAGAGATTATGGATTCTTGGTTAAGAAAAAGTGAAGAAGTCGCAAATAAGGCTATCGAAGCTTATAGAAATGCTTTAAATAAAGAAAAGGAATTATTATTAAAGCAAAAAGATGATGAATTACAGACACTCAAAGAACGACATGATGCTGTGCTTAAATCTTTAGATGATGAATTAAAGATGTATGAAGACATAATCAATGCAAAATTAAAGCTTTTGGATATGGAAGATAATGAAAGAGACTACAATCAACAATTATCCGAGTTAGAACAAGAACGTGCTGATATAATTAATAAAATTAACGTTTTATCGTTAGATGATTCAATAGAAGCTCAAAGTAAATTAGCTGACTTAAAGAAACAACAAGCTGATATTGAAAAAAGAATTGATGATTTAAGATATAGGCATAGTAAAGATTTAAGAAAACAAGAATTGCGTGATGAATTAGATAATATTAGGCAACAAATTGATAGTAAGAAACAAGCAGAAAAGGATTTATACAATGAAACACAAGTGAGAATACAGAAAGAAAAAGAATTACTTGAAGCACACTATAATACATTACTTGATGACACACGAAAATTTGAGGAACTTAGACAACAAATTATTGAGGGGAAAACTCAAACAATTTCAGAAATACTTAAAAAATATTTAGACACATTTAATCGATTAATGAAAGACAGTATAGAACAAAATGGTGAAGATTTACTGAGATTATTGGGGTTAATACAACAAATACAGACTGCTCAAACAGGATTAAGTTCATTGGGCGTACCTCCTTCCCCACCACCAACACCTACTGGATTCCCATATACTACTGATTCACCTATTACTTCCTCTAATTCAAGTAGTAGTAGTAGTAGTTCTACAAAAACTATTGAAACAACATTAGCAAAAGTAAATAATACCTTAAATAGAGTATTAAAATATGGTATGCGTGGCGAAGATGTAAAAGTGCTTCAAACAGTATTGAATGCATTAGGATTTAATAGTGGTAAGGTAGATGGTATATTTGGGAAAAATACTTTAAATGCAGTAATAGCTTTCCAAAAAGCTAATAAATTAACAGCAGATGGTATAGTAGGAAATCTTACCAAAACAGCCATTCTGAATTTATTAAAAGCCAAAGGCATTGTTTTATTTGATACAGGTGGTTATACAGGTAATTTCCCAGGCGAAAAATTAGCTATATTACACGAAAAAGAATTAGTTTTAAATAAATACGATACTGCTAATATGTTAAAAATGCTTGAAATAACAAGAAGCATGATTAGACCATTAGAGAATTTAAAAATTCCACAGATCACCATACCAAAAGAAAATGTGTTTAATATTAATATGTATATTAATAAAGTTGAAGGCAATGAAAAAGGTGCACAAGTATTGTTAGATACTTTCGTAAATGGTTTAAAGAAGAAGGGGATTACATTGGCTTAATCCCCTCTTCTTCTTCTTTTGTAAAAAGGTGGTGATATAGGTGATAAAATCAAGTGTGAATTTTTATTATGCTGGCAAAAGTGCAAGCGATTATGGAATTTACAATATTAATATTGATGGTAAATTATTCCAAGAACCTTTTATTGCGACACGTAATATTAAGGAAGTTGTTACAAGGTTTAATCCCAAGCCTTATTTTCAAAATATAATTTATGAACCTCTAATTTTTGATTTGAGTTTTGCTTTTTTAGATACATGGAATGACAACAAAATACGTGAAGTAGCAAGATGGTTGTCCCCTGATTATTATCAACCTTTATATTTTGAGGAAACACCAAACAAGATTTATTATTGTATGCCAATTAATTCTATTGATATTATTCATAATGGTTTAAAACAAGGTTATCTTACTTTAACATTTAGGTGTGATGCTCCTTGGGCTTATAGCCCATTTTATACAACAGAAGTGTATGATTATAGCACAAATACAGATGGAATAGTATTATCTCTTAGTAATGATGGTGATTTACCGCTACGTCCTGAAGTTTGGATTACTAAAGTTGGTGATGGTGATATAAGTATAATTAATCAAAGTAATAATAATACAGAATTTAAGTTTGTTGGGTTAGTAGATGGAGAAGTTGTATATGTTGATAATGAAAATGAATATATCACTTCTTCCCTATCTGGAGTTTATAGGTATAGTAATTTTAATGATAATTATTTAGAGTTAGTTCTTGGAGCTAATAATTTACTTATTGTTGGAAATTGCAAACTACAGTTTAGATACAGGTTTAAGTTATTATAGGGGGGATCATAATGGAGCTTGGAGCTATAGATTATAACAAAAAACCACAAAGACCCCAATTATTTTTGTGTAAACCAGATAGAACAATTATTGCTAAATTAAAGGAAGCCTATAATATTAATCATACGCTAAAACTTGGTAATATTAATGAATTATCGTTTAGTTTACCTATTCAGATTGATATGGCGGGAGAACTTGTTGATAACCCACATATAGAAATGATAAAAGGTAGATATTTGATTAAATTAATCAACGGGAATTTTGTAGAATGGTATATTATCACTAAAATTACTGATACTGCCGATGATAATGGTGATTCAAAAACAATAGAGTGTTTTAGTTTGCCTTATGAGTTAAAAGACAAGAATATGCGTACATATAGTGTTACAAGTTATAATGCTACTCAGGTTCTTACAGATATATTATCTAATACAACTTGGACGACTGGCTATATTGATGCTGATTTTGATTTAAAATATAGAAGTTTTGACGTTTCCAAAACAACTGTATTGGATTTTGTATTTCAAGTAGCTGAAACATTTGGGGCTTTAATTATTTGGAATACAGAAAACAGAACTATTAATTTTTATAAACCAGAAAATATTGGGGTTAATCGAGGTTTAACAGTTTCTTATAGGAAGTATTTGAAATCTATTAATAAAGAAGAAGATTATGAAAATGTTGTCACGAGGTTAAAAGTATTTGGTAAAGATGGTTTAAGTATACAAAGAGTTAATCCAACTGGAACTAACTATATTGAAGATTTTTCTTATTTTATGTATCCTTTTCAACGTGATGCCAATAAAAATGTATTACAACATTCTGACTACATGAGTGATAGTCTATGTAATGCTTTATTAGATTATCAAGAATTAGTAGAATCTAAACGTGGTGTTTTTGCTGATTTATTAAGTCAATTAGAAACCTACCAAAAAACATTAGCACAACATCAAGAAGAATATTATCAAATTCAGTTACAACTTGATATTGTTTTAGATAAATTAGATATTGCACAGACTACAGGGCAACCCACAACAGATTTAATAGCGCAGAGAGATGACCTAATAAGTCAGTTAAATGCTAAACAAGCAGAAATTGACCAAGATAATGCTAATATACAGAGTGTGCAATCTCAGATTGATGACTTGAAGAATACTTTAAAAATAGAAAACAACTTTACTCCTGAACAAATTAAAGAACTAAATCAATTCGTGATTGAACGTGAATGGGAAGACCAGAATTATATAGACGACCAACAATTATATAATGATGCTATAAAAATTTTTGAAAAAATGAAAATTCCTCCTTTAACAATTAAGGTTGATATAGTTAATTTGCTTGATATAATAGAAGAACAAAGGAATTGGGATAAACTTGTGCTTGGAGATATAATTAATATTAAATATGAAAGATTAAATATTAATGTGCAAGCACAAATAATAGAGATGAATTTTGAATATGAGGATGGCAATATTCAAATAACTATTTCTAATACAAAAAATATCAAAGATAATTTAAATCAATATTTAGATATGCTTTATAAAAGCGTAAGTTCTTCTAATGTTGTAGATATGAATAAATACAAATGGAATAATACTGTAGCAACAGTAGATGATGTAGAGCAAATCTTAAATAATGTATGGGATACTGCAAAAAGAGCTATTGAGGGTGGCGTAAATAACAGCGTAACAATAAGTAGACGAGGTATTACAATACAAGATCCTTCAGATCCTAATAGGTTTATTAGAATGACAAATGGTGTAATTGGCTTCACAAACGATGGGGGCAATACATTTAAAACTGTATTAGATGCAAGCGGAGTATATGCTGAAAGATTAATTGGTAGAATATTGCTTGGCAATCAATTGACTATTTCTGATAACACAGGCAATTTTACTATTAGTGGTAGTTTGTTGACTGTTAAAGATAAAAACAATAATGAGAGAGTATTACTTGGTGATGTTAGTAAAGATGGTACTGTATATGGTTTAAGAGTTCTTGGGGCTGATGGTACTACAATATTGTTGGATGAACAAGGCGTTCATACCGCAGGCATTGTTGATAATGCAGTTACAACTTCAAAAATATCGGATGGGGCTGTAACTAACACCAAAATAGCGGATGCTTCTATAACTACAGCTAAAATTGCGGATGCTTCTATAACAAATGCTAAAATTGAAAAATGGATACTTGGCAAATCAGGGACATCCTTTCCAACCTCGCCTGTTGATGGTGAGGTTTTTTATCGTACGGATGTTGATAGAGCATATCGTTATAGCGCGTCTACAGGAACATGGGTAGCAGTGGATTTTGTGGAAAATTCCAATCAAATAGCAGATGGAATAATTACTAGTGTTAAAATTGTAGATGGTGCTATAACTAATGCTAAAATAGCTAATGCTGCAATTGATGGAGCAAAAATAGCTGATTTGGCTGTTACTACTGCAAAAATACAGGATGCTGCCATTACTACTGCTAAAATCGCGAACGCTGCCATTACTACTGCTAAGATTGCTGATGCGGCTATTACTACTGCTAAAATTGCGAATGCTGCAATAGACAATGCAAAGATTGCAGCTGCAGCCATTGATACTGCCAAGATTCAGGATGGAGCTATTACCAACGCAAAAATAGCAGTAGGCGCGATAGACAGCGCAAAAATATCTCATGCTGCTATTGATACAGCTCACATCAAAGCAGGCGCTATTACAACCGCTTTGATAGCGCAAGGCGCTGTTGGAACCGCTCAAATAGCAGATGGCAGTATCACAGATGCAAAAATTGTGAGTTTAAACGCAAGCAAGATAAACGCAGGAACAATCAATACTGGACAAGTAACTATTCAAGGCGCAAATGGCAAGCTCAAAATATCGAATAATCGGTTGCAGGTATTTGATAACCAGCCGACGCCTGTTGAAAGAGTATCTATCGGTGACGTAAACAATGATGGTACTGTATATGGGATACGTGTAAGAGGTGCAGATGGTCAGACAGTATTATACGACCATAACGGAGTATATACAGAGGGTATCACAGATGGAGCAATTACTAACCCCAAAATATCTGACGGTGCAGTTGATAGTCGTGTTATTGCGGCTAATTCGGTGCTAGCAGACCACATTGTGGCTGGCGCTATAACTGGAGACAAAATAGCAGCAAGAACAATTACTGCTAACAATATTGCGGTTAATACCATAACAGCTGATAGTGGTGTGATAGCAAATGGCGCTATAACTAACGCTATGATTGCTAATTTAGATGCTTCAAAAATTACTAGTGGTTATATAAATGCGGCACGAATACAAGCAGGTAGTATAACTGTGGATAAGCTGGCTTCAAATGTAGGGAGCCTACTTGATATATCTTCTAACCAAGCTATTAAGATGCGTGTTACTCAAAGTCAATTAAATGAAGCAATAAATGGAATTAATATAGGTGGTAGAAACTTAATACTGAATTCTAACATAGAAAATGCTCATGCAGAGGATGAAGAAAGAACTGCTACATTTAGTCGTTCATCGGTTGCTTATCTTTCCAATGGAACGGAAGTTGCTGCCAACGTCCCCCGCTTCGAGCCTGGCAAATTCGGCAAGGCGATTATGATGGAGGAAGGGACGACGAATTTAGTTGCAAATGGAAGTTTTGAAAATGGAACAACAGGTTGGACTTTATCGA